GTGCCAGAAGAGATCAGTTTGACCAAAGACGCACAAGATTTCAAAGACGCCAGCGATACCGTCAAGCATATCTTTACGTCAAACTTGCTACGTCAAACCGCCCTGGATAGTTTGCAAGGACGTGGTCCCAGTCAAATCTTCACACCTGTGGTGTCAATTCCAGAACTAGAAGCCTTGGTCTACAACTGGACATTCTTTGAAACTAACATTCACTCACGTAGTTACAGTCACATCATTCGCAACATCTACAATGTGCCCAAGGATGTGTTCAACACAATTCACGACACACAAGAGATTGTAGACATGGCATCCAGTGTGGGTAACTACTATGATCGACTGCACATGATCAACTGTCGCAAAGAGTTGCTGGAAGAGTTTCCTGAACATGAACACATCCGAGCCATCTGGCTAGCACTCAATGCAAGTTATGCTCTAGAAGCATTCCGATTCATGGTTTCATTTGCCACCAGCCTGGCCATGGTAGAGAATCGTATCTTCATTGGCAATGGCAATATTATTCAATTGATCCTGCAAGATGAGGTGTTGCACAAAGAATGGACCGGTTGGTTGATTAATCAAGTGGTCAAAGAAGATGCTCGTTTTGCCGCGGTCAAGGCCGAATGTGAAGGCGAAGTATATCAAATGTACCTAGATGTGATCCGTGAAGAAAAGGCCTGGGCTGACTATTTGTTCAACAAGGGTCCAGTGATCGGACTCAACGCAAACATTCTCAAAGACTTTGTGGATTTCACAGCATTCAACGCACTCAAAGAAATTGGGATCAAGTACGCAGAAGAACATCCACGTTCAACACCTATTCCTTGGTTTACCAAACACGTGGACACCAGCAAGAAACAAACTGCACTCCAGGAGAATGAATCAACTAACTATGTTATTGGTGTCATGAGTGACAGTATTGATTACGACGAGTTACCAGAACTATAACAAGGAGAAAATATGAAAGCCATTGTATGGAGCAAATATCACTGCCCTTACTGCGACCAGGCCAAGGCCTTGCTCACACAAAAAGGTATTGCGTTTGAAGAAAAGAAAATTGGTGATGGATACACCAAAGAAGACCTATTAGAAGCAGTTCCAAATGCTCGCACCGTGCCACAAATATTTCTTGGTGAAGAGCTAGTGGGAGGCTTTAATGAGCTTAGACAACGTCTCGCTTGACAGTATCACAATAGACTGGTTTCAACAAAATATTCCGGACTTTGAGACCAAGCCATTTTTTACTGCTGATTGGTTTTCAAACGGCTTGGTAAATTTTAACTTTGTCAAAGAACACGCTGAACAAAAGCTATCTAGTATCTTGGAGATTGGTTCGCACGAAGGTCGTGCCACTTGTTGGATGCTGGAAAACTTACTGGCTGAAGATGGTACTATCACTTGCATTGATCCGTTTGGGAACACGCCATTGAATGCATACAAGAATGATCAATTGCCTGAACAGCGTATCATACAAGAAATACACAAGCACAACACAGATTTAACAAAGTTGCCCACACAGTCGGTTGAAGTCATGCCTGTCATGAGTTATCATGGCCTGGCACAATTAATTGTGGACCGTCGCGAGTTTGATTTGATATATGTAGACGGAAGTCATTGTTCTGACGCTGTGTTGGCAGATGCTACTATGGCATTTGGTTTGCTTAAAAAAGAAGGCTACATGATCTTTGATGATTACTTGTGGAACGAGTCCCCGGATGTGCTGGACCATCCTAAAATGTCCATTGATGCTTTTGTTAACATGTTCCGTAAGCAAATCGCTATTGGCATGATTAACTACCAATACGTTATACAGAAAGTTTAAAATGCAATTCGAACCAAATCAAGTGTACACCTTCAAACTCAACTCCGGAGAAGAGTTGATTGCCCGTGTTGAAAAACAAGAGTTCAACTTAGGATGGCTGGTCGTCAGCGACCCTGTGAGCGTGGCTCCGGGCCCACAAGGCATGGGACTTGTGCCCTCAATGTTCACCGCAGATATCAAGCGAGAAATCCAACTAAATATCAACAGCATATCACTTTATGCCTATGCTGAAGACGCTGTCAAAATGAAATACATCGAAGCAACCACAGGCATCAAAGTTCCAGAGAAAAAACTTATATTGGGATAAAATGCCAGCAGTACAACGAGATGGTGATGCAAATGGCGCAGGGGGAGTGGTCTCTGGCGGTGTTGCATCTGTGCGTGTGAATGGCAGTCCAGTTACTGTGAACGGTAATCCTGTGAGTGCCCATGCACCTTGGGCTCGTCGTCAACATCCACCACATGCGGCTGCAAGCACCACAGGCGGCAATGGCTCTGTGAGAGCCGGCGGCGTTCCTGTTGTTACTACTGGATGTTCAGACACCTGTGGACACGCTCGTGCTGGTGGTAGTGCTGATGTAAGGGCAGGATAATGCCCAGTATTCTCAGCCCACTACAATTGACTGCGTCTGTTGCCTTGTTGCAGAATCAAGGACTAAAATCTTTTCCAGCCGCTTTGGCCACTGCTATCCAGTCTTTTAATGCCACCACAGTGATCAGCAATTTTCTTGCGGCAGTGAGTTTTTACAAAGCACAGTCGTTTGCCACCGAATCCACGCTGACCAGTTTGTTGACTATTGGGTCTAGTGTGTGCCCGGCCCTGGGCAACAGTATACCTGAAACACCTTTGGGAAGCTATCCTTACTTAGATAGCGAATACCTCATCGACTATCTTGGTGCTGTAGATGGCAGTACCATTGACCCATCAGGATTTTCAAATCTAATAGAACAAACTTGTGCGGCCTATCTTGGCAACGGTGATGCTGGTCAATTCGGTCAAGGTTTTGTGGCTGTGCAAGGCTATATTGCCAGCACCAATCAGTATATCAACAGTTCAGTAAATGTCAACCAGTATCTTGGACCCTTGTTTACTAACATGGACAATTTGGTAACAGCCAACATAGCCAGTATGACTACAGACTTGCCTAATTTTGGAGTTGACCTGGCCAACCAAGGCAACTTGTGGAACATGGGCAAGTTGGATTTGTATGGCACTCCTGCTGGACTCTTACAACAAATATCTGCATTGGCCGGCATCCGAGGACGCACAGTGCCTGATTTACAAAATGCCTTGATCAGTATGGGGCTGTCGGCTACCAACATTGCTGACCTAGTGAATGACAATCGTGTGGGCTTGAACAATCCCACTGGCCTCACACAAAACGAATTTGATAAACTACAATTGCTGGCGTATAGTGCTACTACCATGATCTCAGGAGATGCGTTAACACAGATCTTGGACATACTGGGAGTGACCACTCCCAACATCAACAGTCTTGATGACTTGTTGAATCCTGTGATCATGTTTCCATTGAGTTATGCTTCTTTGCAAACTCCCAGTCCTGACGGCGCTGTGCCTATTTTTGATTCAACTGGTGCAGTAAATTCCAGCATCACCGCAATAGTCAACAGTTACTTGCCCACAGCGTCGGGTTGTGATGAACTGGGCAAGATAATTCCACCTGCACAGGCCACTGCCAATAAAGCCATACAGGTAGCCTTTCAACAAATCAACAACATACCTGTCACTACTCTACCACGGTTGGCCGACGCAGTATTAGGCAATATTGATAATCCCTGGAACGCGACACAACCATATCTGGCCAATGCTGTTGTGGCCAATGGTGATCCTGTGCCCTCTTACTATCGTGCCACAGATGATGTACCTGCTGGCACAGACATCAACAACACTGCCTACTGGACACCAACAACATTGGGTGGTCTTAGCACCATGGCCGACTTGCCATTGATTGAAGCACAGACCACACCAGTGGATAGTTCAGTTACTGATTATATTTCAACCACTATGGCCACAGGCACAGGACCCAACGGTACTGTTACCACGTATGATGTACTTGGTTTAGCATTAGACACAGACGATTTTGCTACTAGACTTATTGACGTGGCTGATATTATTGACGGTCTTGGCACCGGCCTAGATGATCTATCTCAAATCTACATTGATATGTTGAGTTCAGCAAACGATGCTGCCATGATCACACTCATTGCTAGTGCTAATGCAGAAATAGCAAGTATCAGTTCGGTACATCCTGCTCAAGTGACCACATTGAATACCGATTGGGTCTACATGGCCAATCTCATGAACTTGAGTGCCAAGTACACTACTGAGGCTGGTATTGACTATTTCCTCTTGCAACCCGGTGATAAGAATAGTGTGTACTCGTTTGTACAAAACTTGCCCAATTACGGACTACTCACAGCAGAAGGCGATGCGGCTGAGTTTTTAGAGAACATCGCCGATACCACAACCCTGGGTGGACAAGCCATTGTGGGTGTGATGCGTGAAGGTCGCAACAATGCAAGATTGAGCACGGCTGGCCTGTACAATACTAATCAAATACCCAGCAACCCAGAGATAGCACCAATTCCGGTGATCGATCCAGTTACTTGATCAAATCGGCTACTTTGAGGTTGATTTTGTATTGACTTAGTACAAATACGCATATATAATATGTAATGACTCGCGTCATTCTACTTTTAAAAGGATAAACTAAATGAAGAAAATCTTCGCAATCATGATTGCACTTGCGGCCACCTCTGTGTTTGCTCAAAGTGCTGTCAACATCACTGGCTTGGTTGATACCGGCCTGTTGTTCACCAATGCAGCCACTGGTGTCAATACCAAAGGTCTTGCTGCCAGTAATTCAGCCACCACAGTGCTGACCATTGGCGGCACAGAGGATCTAGGCGGCGGACTCCGTGCCAATTTCCGACTGCAACTCACACCAGATTTTATCAATGGTGCCGGAGTTGAAGGAACCTCATACAACTCAACCACAGCAG